CAATTTCTCAAAATGCTTGGAATTGGTTAACGATTTACCCGAAAAATACAAGTCATTCAGGGAAAAAATGACGGAAGAATGTCGAAACGGTAATCCGCTGACTGTCTGCCTTAACGAAAAGGAAAAACAGAGTGATGTCAACGCCGATGATGATAACGAAATTCAGCAAAACGACAACACCGAAATAGAAAATAGCGTCGCCACCCGACTTGCTAAAAAAATAGAAAACGACGAAACAACGGCAAAAAACGCGATGGAGTTTTATCGCGTTTTCGGAGAAAAATGTAATACAGAAGCGCAATACAAACTTGGAATGTTATTTTTGGACGAGCGATTTTATGACCTGTCTGAAGTGGCGAGATGGTTAGAATATGCAGCGTTTCAGGGACAAAAAGAGGCAATTTTTGAATTGGAAAATCTTGAAATTGACGATGATGGGAGGAATGATGCGTGGAGTTGAAAGATATATTTTTTTCAAAAAAAATCAAAATTTATTTTTGTCTATATATAAAAAAGTGAGAAAAGTAATTTATCTATTTTAGTCTATACTTACCATTTTTCGTGGGTCTATTTTTGCGCAAAATATTAGGCTCATTATTATTAGATACATGACCTGCAAATATCAATTGAGAATTGAGAATGAAAAGCACGCAGATAAGACAGATGATACGCAGATAATCAAAAATCAAAAATTGCTTAAAATGGATATTATAAAAGTTTTACATGAAATTGCTGAAAAAGAGCATGAAAATTACAGGGCGTTCAGAGACAGGCTTGTCGAATACTGCACAAAGGAAAAGGCGGTGTTTACGGTTTTCAGAGTTTTGAGAGATATTGAGACCACATTGAAAGATTGCCTCAATGGGAAAGTACATGTAAACGTAGACAAAACAATCGTCAAAAAGGTTTTTCGAGCAATAAAGACAGAACTGATTATCCTCAAGACAAAGTTTAAGAGACCTGAATTATTGGAAATTATAGAGCCAAAAGCGCCACCGCCTGCCGGTAAATGGACGACTGAAAAGTTAAATCTGATTGAACTGATTTATGCAATTTACAAAACAAAGTCGGTGAATAACGGGAAGGCTACGCTAAAAGGTATTCAGGAATGTTTTGAATACGTTTTTCAGGTAGATTTGGGCAATATTTCAAAACGAATAGACGAAATTGATAGCCGGAAAGCGCAAGACAAGTTGTATTTAGACATGCTTCTTGCAAGTTTAAAGCAATTTCTTGACGATAATAATTTGTAAAAATCTGATTATGTGACTAATAAAATCATAAACTACTAACGTAATATTAAACTACAGGAGAGCGCAGCCCCAAATATATTTTTTTAGTTGAAATAAAATACATTGTATCAATATATTACATGGTATTTTTGAATTTGTTGTATAAAATACTGTTTTTTTTATTGTTCTGATTATGTGATACATGAAAAAAAATTTTACTGTACTACAGTAATTGATTTTTCAGGATGCTACACCTTTGCCCCGAACAAAAAATAATCATTGAATATGAAACATTATTTTGAGGCAATTAACCGGTTCTGGGCAAAAGACGCAGAATATCACTTTTCCGACAGGGAAACAGCGTTTTATTTCTATTTGTTGAATGTCTGTAATTCAACACATTGGAAAAACCCATTCGGGCTGTCCAACCATATGACGATGGCTAAATTCGGATGGGGAAAGACCTCATTCGACCGCGCCCGCAGCAGGCTCAAAGATGCGGGATTAATTGATTTCCGCGCCGGAATTGGCAGGGGGAACATTTATCGTTATATCATCAAAGACGGGAACAGCAGCCGTAACCATGACAGTATTCAACCGGATGTCTTTTACGGTCAGTTTTCGGAACCAAAAGGTATCGAAAAAGGTACTCAATCGGATACCATTTCCGGTCAGTTTTCGGAAAAAGGTATCGAAAAAGGTACTCAAACAGACACCTTTTCCGGTCAGTTTTCGGAAAAAGGGATTGAAAAAGGTACTCAAACGGATACCTTTTCCGGTCGGTTTTCGGAAAAAGGTATCGAAAAAGGTAGTCAAACGGATACCTTTTCCGAACAGTTTTATTCTCTGAAAGCAGCGGAAACAGGGAATTTTCAGTCGTCTCAAAATGAAAAACATGAAAATAACTCACATATATATACATGTAATAATATAAATAATAAAGATATGGATAATAAGAATAAAGAGTGTGAAGTGAAAAAAGAAAAATCCACTTCGCAAAAAGACAATGATGTTCTTGAACTTTATCGGACTGTATGCCGTTCTTTTCCGCAAATCATGCACATCACCGGCAGGCGAAAAGATAAAATACTGCGGCGTTTGTCAGAAATGGGCGGTATGAAAATTCTCGAACAGGTGTTTTGCAAAATGGAGGCGTCCGACTTCCTGAAGGGAAACAACAGGACAGGCTGGAAAGCCACATTTGACTGGGTTTTCAAAAATTCGGACAATTGGATGAAAATTCTTGAAGGAAATTATGACAATCAAATCACACAAAAAAACATCATCCAACCGGCAAATGACGTCAGATTTAGGGGAATGTTACAAACTGATTTAAGCAAATTTTAAAAAATAAAAAAATGATAACACTTGATTTTAAACAAATTGTAGAAAGATTGAAAAACCATGGTTCGCAATATCACGAACCCATCAACCTGCATGTGCCTAATGCCGTGTATGCGCTTCGTTCCGCTATGGAATACTTCATCGGCAGGGATTATGTGTGGCTGCCCGAATATGAGCAGGTAGCAGAATGGCTGAACAACAACCGGGGACGCGGATTGTGCCTTTATGGTACTAACGGAACCGGAAAAACGGTATTGGTTCAGAGGGTTATTCCGGCGCTGTTTTTGGGTTATTGCAATAAGGTCGTCAGTTGCTTCAATTATTACGACTTAAACGTCCATGTTGAAACCATCGTTTCCCGGCGGCTGATTTCCATCGACGATGCAGGGCTTGAAAACGAAGGTGTTATCTATGGGAACAAGCGTTGGATTTTCCCTGAAATCATGGATATTGCCGAAAAGAGAAAAAATGTAGTGATATTTTCGAGCAATCTCAACGGTCAGGGATTTTGCGAAAAATACGGCATCCGCACCTTTGAGCGCATCGTAGCCACTACCAAAAGAATAGAATTTAACCATCAATCGTTACGAAAATGAATACTGAAAATGAATTTCAACAAATCATGGACAAATTGGAACAGATTGTAGCCATGCTTGCAAAACTTTCTGAAAAGAAAGATACTGCGGGCAGTGAGGATTATTTGGATAACGCCGACATGTGCGCACTTTTCGGGATTACCAAACGTACCCTGCAACGTTACCGGCAAAAGGGCGTGGTACCGTATTACATGTTGCGGGGAAAGCCGTATTATAAAAGAACCGAAGTATTGGAATGTCTGAAAAGAATTATGAAGGATAGAAACAAATAATAAATTCAAAAAATGGAAATGCTCATCATTGAAAAACAGGCACTTGAAGAATTGATTTATCGTTTTGAACTGTTGAAAACCAAATTTGACAGTCTGTATGCCAACAGCGGAATAGCGCCGCAGAAATGGCTTGACACCGAGCAGGTCTGTTTTCGGTTGTCTGCCTGCAAACGGACGGTTCATTCGCTTCGTGACAGCGGGATACTGCCCTATACGAAAATTGGTGCAAAGGTGTTCTTCAAACCGGAGGACGTCGAAAAATTGTTGTTAATTGGCTATCAATCAATTACGAATTAAAAATTACGAATTACGAATTACGATGGAAAATGTAATCACACGCGAATCGCCGATGTTTATCGAATTGATTTCCAAAATCAAAACGATGGAAGCCGAAGTAGAAATGATGAAAGAGGGAAATTTGTCATGCCCCGACAAATGGATGAACGGCGACCAAATAATGAAAAAATTGGGCATCAGCAGACGTACTCTCCAAACGTACCGCGATAACAGGATTTTGCCGTATTCAACCGTCTGCGGAAAGTTCTATTACAGCATCAGGGATATTGAAAACCTGATGATGAAAAATTATGTGCCGGCAGACAGATAAGTGGTTCGATTTAGTAGCGGGAAATATGGCGCAATTTGCAGAAGAACGATTTGGATTGTATTGGGCGGGCAAAGAGCAAGCACATCTCGAAGCACAAAAACCCGGTAGGGCAACTTTGCGTCCCTGCCCTGATGTGTCTGTGAATTGGGAAACCACGCAAAATCTGTATATCGAAGGCGATAATTTGGAAGCGTTGAAATTGTTGCAAAAAAGCCATAACAACAGGGTAAAAATGATATACATTGACCCGCCCTACAACACCGGAAAAAGGTTCGTGTTTAAGGATAATTTCAACGAGAATACGACCAAATATCCCTCGAAAAAAGGACTAAAAAATGACCGAAGTAATCATTCCAATTGGCTGAATATGATGTATCCGAGATTGGCGCTTGCCCGCAATTTATTGACCAATGATGGCGTGATTTTTATCTCGATTGACGATAATGAGGTACATCATTTGCGGACGATTTGTGATGAGATTTTTGGGGAGGATAATTTTGTGGCGATTTTGGTATGGCGAAAAAAGGCAGGAGGCGCCAATGACGCGAAAGATGTTGCTGTTGAACATGAGTACATTATCTGTTACAAAAAACTGAATTATGGCATAAAAAAAATCCCTTTATGCGCAGAGAGAATAAAAGATTATAAGTTTACCGACGAAAAAGAAACAACGCATGGTAAATATATTCTTAAAAATTTGAATGATAAATCATTAACTGACAGTGCAGGTCTGCATTTTGATATTGAATGTCCGGACGGTACATTTTTGTACGGCGTTAACAACCAATGGAAATGTAATCAAAAAACATATTGTAAAAGGTTGGCAGAAAACAGGATAGTTTTCAAAAAGGGACAATCCGGGAAGTGGACTGTTTATTACAAAATATATTTGAATGAAGAAAGAGGAACATTAAAATTTGATAATCACGGAAATACGGTTGTCAAAGGAAAAAACCTTAATTCTTTAATTCTTCATCCACTAAACAAAGATGGAAATGATGAAATAAAGGAACTTTTTGGAAGTAAAATATTTTCATATCCAAAACCAACTGAATTGATAAAGAAACTGATACAGGCGTCCACTGACAATAATTCTTTTATTCTCGACTTCTTTTCCGGTTCCGCCACTACCGCCCATGCCGTGATGCAACTCAACGCCGAAGACGGCGGCAACCGCAAATTCATCATGGTACAACTGCCCGAACCAACGCCCGAAAACAGCGAATCACAAAAAGCAGGCTATAAAAACATTTGCGAAATCGGTAAAGAGCGTATCCGCCGCGCCGGAAAAAAGATTTTGGATGAACAAAAAGCCCAAAATAACGATTTGGATATTGGCTTCAAAGTTTTCAAAATAGACAGTCAATAAGAAGTAAAAAATTAAACAAAAAAAACGGGTAAACCCGGAAAATAAATCCCAAGTTTACCCGATAACATTTCTATATTCAGCATTTTCAACTTTCAACTTTTAACTTTCAATTTTCAACTTTTTACGGCTTTTCTTTTTGGTACGTTTGACTAATTTTTTCATTTCGTCGCCAACTCTTTGATTGGTGATTTCACCGTAATTCTTTGTGGCTCTCATGGAAGTATGTCCCATCAATTTAGCAAGCGTTTTCATCGACACACCATTGGTAAGACAAATCAATGTAGCAAACGTATGACGCGCCATATGAAAATGCAAATGTTCGATACTACATAATTTTTCTATTTTACGCATCGTTCTACTGACGGCGCCGCTGTTTGGAAGTTTGAAAAAATGTTCGTCTTTCCTTTCCGGACGGTATTTTTCGATGATGGCTACCGGTATGTCCAACAAGCGGATACGGCTTTCTACATCGGTTTTATAGCGGGGAATTTCTATCCATACACTTCCGTCGGCTAATGTATGCAGGTGTTTTTCGCTTAATTGACCAATATCTGCGTATGCAAGCCCGGTGAAGCACGAAAACACAAACATATCGCGAATGAAACCCACTGATTTGGATTTGATAGGCGTAGTCATCATATTTTCAAGCGTTTCCTTTGAAATATGCAGATATTTCGATTTCGGTTTTTTGATTTCATATTCCGGAAAAGGGTCGTACAGAATGGTTTTTTGGTTCATGGCGCGGGTAACCATCTTTTTCAGAAATATGATGTGTTTTACCGATGAATTGGCGCACAAACGCGCATCCACCCGCAGATAATATTCGTAATCGTCAATAAAGAATGTATCTAACTGTTTCAGAGGGTAATCCCTCAACTCATATTTCGATTGAATAAAACGCGAGAGATGATTGTAAGAATTTTCATAATATTTATACGTTCTCTCTTCGCGGTCTATCCCTATCCGTTTCTTGTATTCCCGGTTATGTTCCTTGAAGAGTTCGAGCAACATTTCAGATTTACTGACCGTGCCGTTCAATTCATTTTTGATTTGTTCGGCAGTTACGTAACCGGTAGTATCAACCGCTCTCTTGTATATATTCCTGATGGACTGCTCTTTCTGCTCTATTTTTTGGTTCAATTCAATGTGTTCCCGGCTTCTTCCTCTTGCTCGTCCCTTATTGGCATCCCAATGGTCGGGATGTGCGTCTTCTTTCATACTGAACTGCGCAACGTTGCCATCTATGGTGATACGCCCCATCACCGGACACAAGCCTGATTTCTTCCGTTTGGACGTATTCAGATAAAAAAGTATTTTGAATGTACTCCTCATAACAATAACTGATTAATTGAATAACTGAATAATTGATTATGAGGCAAGCACATACATGCCTTTTAATGTTTCGGACAACGCTTTCATATCCTCATTCATTTTGTTATGAGTGACTTTGGCATAAATCTCTGTGGAATTCAAATCATTATGCCCCATCATCCGACCGACCGTTTCTATGGAAACGCCTCGTGACAGACAGGTTTCGGTAGCGAAAGTGTGGCGCGACATGTGAAAAGTCAATCGTCTTTCAATACCGCAGAGCATCGCAATTTTTTTCAATTGCCTGTTCATATGCGCACAACTTTTCATGGGAAAAACCTTGTCGCCGGAAACGCTTCCCCTGTATTTTTCAATCAATCGTAAAGCATTGTCTAACAGAAGGATTTTAGAATTGTTGTCCGTTTTTTGCCTTGAGATATTTACCCACAGAAAACCGTCATTGTCTTTTACAATCTGCTTGAATGTGAGGTGATAAAGGTCAATGTACGAAAGCCCTGTGAAACATGAAAACACAAACATGTCGCGTGTAACGTCTAATGCCTTGCTTTTCAGATGCGTCTTCATCAGTTTTTTCATTTCTGCTGCCGGAACAAACTTTTGGGTTGGTTTAGGACGCTCGGCGCTAAAACCCGCAAAGGGATTGTGATTGATAATTCTCTTGCGAATGGCAATCTTAATCATTTTCCGCAGATGCGTCATTTTGATGACTACGGTGCCGGGGTTTAATCCGCAATCAATTTTTAGATAATAATCGTAATTATCTATAAATGAATAATCCAATTGCCTGAACGAAAGGTCGGAAACACGATATTTTTCCCTGATAAACCGCTCCAAACTTGAATAACTGAATTGGTAATTCAAAAGCGTTTTTTCTGCTCGATTTACCCCAACCTTTTTTTCAAATGCCTCATTATGTTCGCGAAAAACCTTCAAAAGTGTTTCCTGTGACCCGGCATTACCCTGAAAGGCGTTTTTTACGTCATTGGCTGTCGCTTGCCCGCGGATGGAGACGATTTCCCTGTATTTGGCATTTACGGCAACATTGATTTTGTCAATTTCGCGGTTTACTTTTTGAGCGTGATGGCTCTTACCGGTTACACGTCCTGCATGTGCATCCCACAGCGAAGGGTCTGCATCTAACTTGCAGGAAAACTGTACCATATCGCTTTTTCCAACGGAAATGCGTCCCATTACCGGACTTAACCCCTTGCGGGATACATTCTTTTTAAGGTAGAATGAAACCTTTAAATTTGCATTTACTGTCTTCATAAAAACTCTGTTAAAATAATTTACAAAATTACTTGATACAGAGTTATTTGATGTTTGCAAATTGATGAAAACGAGTGCAAAATTTCAATCCCAAACGGGTAATGATTTGGTAACGGAACTTTTGCTTTTTTTAGCGTTTTAATGCAATTTTGCCTTCCAACCGGATGGCAAAGCAGTGCAATATAGTAAAGTAAATCAGCGAATTATATTTTCTCGTTTCATTTTACAAAATGGGTTTTACTTTCTGCGGGGCTACTGCCGCCGTTGTGCCACCACGAAGTAGCGCCGAAGGTAAACCGCCAGTTATGCGATCGTTCTTTTCTTTCATTGCTTTTCATCGGAGCTTTTCATTACATAAATCGTCCCTTTGCCCTGTCCTATGGTGGTTATTATTTGCTCTGTTTTCAGATATTGCAAATCTTTTTTCAACGTG